TGCAAATAAGGTATATGCTGGTAAAATGGGCAATACTGAAGAAGGCGATGGTTGGAAGTTTCACGGACGCGGCGCTATCCAATTAACGGGGCGCGATAATTATGACCGTTGTAGTAAGGCTTTAGGTGTAGATTTTATAGCGCAGCCTGAACTTTTAATTGAGCCCCGCTATGCTATTTTATCGGCTGGATGGATTTGGAATAAGCTGGGCCTTAATGAGTTGGCTGACGCTAAAGAATATGGGCAAATGACCCGCCGTATTAACGGTGGCTTAAATGGGTTTGAAGACCGGATTATTAGAATAACTGAAGCTAAAACAGCACTGGAAACATATTAAATGCCCATCCAAAAATTGCAATTCAGGCCGGGGGTCAATCGGGAAGGCACAACTCTTGCCAACGAAGGTGGTTGGTTTCAAGGCAATAATATTCGATTCCGTTCAGGCCAAGTAGAAAAAATCGGTGGCTGGACTAAAGATTCTGGCCAAGTTTCAACAGGCGGTCCTTATGTCGGTGTATGCAGGTCGTTGCTTTTGTGGAATGGTTTAACAGGCTACAGCTACTGCGGCATTGGTACAAATCAAAAGTTTTATATCCAGAATGGTACAAACGGCAGCCTATATGATGTAACCCCGATTAGGACTGTTATATCTTCACCTTCAGCTTCTTTTGCAGCTACTAATGGGTCAAAGACAATTACTGTTACCCAAGCTGGACATGGAGCACAAACTGGGGATACGGTAATATTTAGTGGGGCTACAAGCCTAGGCGGTACCATAACTGCTGCTTTATTGAATCAAACCCAAGGCTATCAGATAACATACATATCCTCCAGCCAGTACTCCATAACAGCATCAGTAGCCGCTAACTCAAGCGATTCAGGCAACGGCGGCGGCGCAGTAACCGCAACCTACCAAATTACTTCAGGTAATGCCATCTATACAACAGCTCTTGGTTGGGGTGCAGGTGGGTGGGGTGGAGCTACTACCGGTCTGGCGTCTACAGGGTGGGGCCTACCAGCTTCCACTGGTGTTGGCTCTCAAATGCGTTTGTGGAGTCAAGCTAACTACGGCCAGAATCTAGTATTTAACTATCGTGGGGGTCCTATATATTACTGGGTTGTAGATACTAACCCTAACGTATTTGACGTAGCCCAGCAGCTATCAAAAACCAATACCAACACACAAAATTCTACTCAGTACTGGCTAACTGATTCATATGCGCCGACCATTGCTAATTTTGTGATGGTGTCTGACGCTTCACGGTTTACTATTGCTTTTGGTACAGATACATACGGCAATGGAATACAAAACCCAATGCTTGTAAGCTGGTCAGATCAAGAAAATATTTTAGTCTGGCAGCCAAGTGTAACTAACCAAGCCGGTAATTTTATATTAAGTAAAGGCTCTCAAATAGTTTCTGCTAAGCAAAATAGGCAAGAGATTGTGGTCTGGACTGATTCTGCGCTGTATTCTATGCAGTATCTGGGCGCGCCCTATGTGTTTGGTTTTACTTTAATGATGGACAATATCTCTATCATAGGACCAAATGTAACTGCAGTTGCTAATAACGTCGTGTATTGGATGGGGCAAGATAAGTTCTATATGTATTCCGGTACAGTAGCTACGCTACCATGTACGCTACGCGAGTATGTATTTCAAAACATAAATCGCTCTCAGTCTGCGCAGTTTTTTGCGGGTACGAATGAAGGCTTTAACGAAGTCTGGTGGTTCTACTGTTCACAAAATTCTACAGTTATTGATAGCTACGTCATTTACAACTATTTAGAGCAAATCTGGTACTACGGTTCTATGACTCGTACTGCTTGGTATGATAGCCCTTTACGTACATATCCTTTAGCCGCCGGATACCAAAATAATTCAGTTAGCCCACAGTATGCTGGCGTTAACCCCGGTCTTATTTACCACGAAGATGGAGTCGATGATGGCACTACTAACCCGCCTTCCCCAATTTATGCATACATTCAGTCATCTGATTTTGATATTGGAGATGGTTCTAACTTTGGTTTTGTGTGGCGTCTTATCCCGGATGTGAGTTTTAACGGTTCTTACACAGCAAACCCAGCAGTAAACTTTACTATGCTTCCACGTCAAAACCCCGGTGCAGCCTATGGATCGGATGATAACCCACAAGTTTCTTGGACAGGCGCCCCATTTTCAAGCACTCAAAGTACTTATAATGTGCAGCAGTTTACCCAGTATGCATACTGCCGTATGAGAGGCCGCCAGATGGCTTTAGTTGTTTCTTCAGATCAGCTTGGGGTTCAATGGCAACTGGGCAATCCAAGACTTGATGTTCGGCCTGATGGACGTAGGTGACGTAAAAAATGTCTAACCAAAATGTAATAGCACCAAACCTACCCGTAGCGCCTATTGAATATAATAAAGCCTACATGGACCAGCTTTTAAAGGTGCTACAACTATACTTTACCCAGCTAGATAATAATGGACCTTTGCAAGGAACTACGGTAAACTTGAGCAGTATAAATCAGCAAAACGGGCAGCAAGTCGTTGTATTACCAGCTAAAGTTTCTGGCACGGGTTCCATTTCCGGTACAACTTTAACTATTACGGCAGCACCAAACGGCAAATTTATTGTTGGGCAGGTTTTAACTGGGACTGGAATTACTACAGGTACAACTATTACGGCACTAGGATCAGGCACTGGCGGTACAGGAACTTATACAGTAAGCCCTTCTCAAACCGCTGGATCTACTACGATAACAGCTTTGGTACCTTTGAGGCATGGTGATGTATATGTGGATGAAACTGCTGGCAACGTGCTAGTAATTAATTTGTAAAGGATATGGTATGAGTGGAGGCGGAGGTAGTAGTAGCAGTATAGAAGGTATGCTCCCGGTTGCGGCTGCTTTAGCAGCTACTGTTATGACGGATGGTGCCGCGGCTCCTATGTTGGGCGAAGCTCTCGGAGCAGATGCTGGTATTGGCGCCACAATGCTCGGCTCTTCAGTAATTGGAGCTGGTGTTGGGGGCGCATCTTCTGCGCTTACTGGCGGTAACATACTACAAGGCGCGGCTATGGGCGGTGTTACTGGAGCGGCCACGAGCGGTATTAGCGGTTTATTAGGTGGCGCACCTCCTACTGGCGATGTTACTGGCCAAATTGGAGGCGATATTACTTCTATGGTTAACGCCCCCGGAGCAGATTTAACTCAGGTTTCTCAGTCTCTACAAGATACTTATGGGATGACACCAAACCAAGCACAGGCTGCCATAAATCAGTCCATGGTTAACCCAACTGGTACAACTGGCGGTATTAATATGGCTGGCGCAAATGCTGCTGATCAGGCTGACGGTGTTTCAAATAATGTAGGACCGGCATCAAAAACTATCCAAAACCCTAATGCACCATCAAAAGGCTTGTTTGGTACAGGTATAAGCCCTACCGCAGCTATGTTGGGCCTTGGAGCAATTGGGCTAGTCAGCGCAGACAATAAAAAGTATCAAATTCCAGCGGCTACTGGGGCAAGTACTATACCAGCGGGCCTTAACTATGCTCCTAATGTTCCAGCGCGCCCAATGAATTTAACACCGACTTATGCTGATGGTGGGCAAGTAGATCAACAAAGTTTAAATGGCGGCCCAGTTCCACAGAAGTTAATGGATAATGCCACAGGCCAAAATACAATGTTCCCACAACCCGGCATACATAGCAGCCATTTCACTAACCCAACAAATACGCCAACACCCGGCAACATCCTAACAACCGCTACTGATACAAGCGTAGACCCATATACAGGGCAACAACTGTTTGCTGCTGGGGGCATAGCTAGTTTAAATTCATTTTCTACTGGCGGTAATTTAGGTAGCTACTCGGATGGTGGCCATATGCTTAAAGGCCCTGGTGATGGAATGAGTGATTCAATTCCAGCCACTATTCAAGGCAAGCAACCAGCCCGTTTAGCAAATGATGAATTTGTGGTTCCCGCTGATGTGGTAAGTCACTTGGGTAATGGATCAAGCGATGCCGGGGCTAAGAAACTTTATAGTATGATGGCGCAAGTCCGCAAAGCGCGTACTGGAACTACAAAGCAAGGTAAAGAAATTAATGCTGATAAATACTTGCCAACATGACACTACAGTTAAGACCCGTTGAACCGCGATTTGTAGCGCAAGCTTGGCCTATGGTTGAAAAATATATTGCAGATGCTATGCAGTATGGCGGGGATGACTATACTATAGACCAAGTAAAAGTTTATTTGGCTAGCAATCAATGGGTTTTAATTATCGCGGTTGATGAAGAAGGCGTAATTCACGGTGCAGCAACAGCCTGTTTTATTAATTATCCAAATGACCGCATTGGGTTTATAACTTTTATCGGTGGTAAGTTAATTTCAAACAAAGATACTTTTGCGCAACTAAAAGCAATATTAAAAGGGTTTGGAGCGACTAAAATACAAGGGGCAGCTAGAGAATCAATTGCTCGTTTATGGCGTCGGTTTGGATTTGAAGAACGATACAGAATTGTAGAGACAACAATATGAAACTTTTTGGAATTGACTGCGGAAGCGGTAAACTTAGTGACCAGTTATTTTATTTGACTTATGGTCTGATGACTAAAGCTGGTTTTATTTGTTGGGGTGGTGGTGGTGGTCCGAGTCCTGCCGCAAGCCCTTCTGCTACTAGTCAAACCCAAACAATATCTGCTATTTCTCCTTGGGCGCAACCCGGCATTTCTGCAATCATCGGCCAAGAGATGGCCAACCAATTTCCAAACCAGACTACAAACCCTGATGGATCTATTAACTTAGGCCAGCAATTAGGATACACAGCTTTTGGTCAAAATGGTGTTGGTATTGGCCCCGGGCAAATGCAGGCTGCACAAGCAGCGGTAGCTCCAACTTCAGCTTTGCAAAACCAATCATACTCCGCGGCTGCTGGATTACAAACGCCAAGTCAATACGGACAAGCCACTGGTTTAGCTGGCGCCGCCGGTATGGGCTCTTTAAATACAGTTGGACAAGCCGCTGGTTATGGTGCAATGGGAGCGCAAGCTGGCGCTAACGCATCTGGTCAATCTAGTATGTATGGAATGCAAGGTTCTCAAGCTGGTCAACAAGCTGGTGCTCTTTCTAATATGTACGGCGCAGCTGGTGCAATGACTGGTGCTAACGCTGCTAATGCGTCTAACCAATATGGGCAAATGGGGGTCAATACTGGCGCTCAAGCTGCTAATGCCTCTAATATGTACGGGCAAATGGGGGTCAATACTGGCCAACAAGCTGCTGGCATGTCTAATCTATACGGCGCTGCTGGCGCTGCTGCTGGCGCTCAAGCTGCTAATGCGTCTAACCAATATGGGCAAATGGGGGTCAATACTGGCCAACAAGCTGCTGGCATGTCTAATATGTATGGGCAAATGGGGGTCAATACTGGCCAACAAGCTGCTGGCATGTCTAATATGTATGGGCAAGGTGCAGTAAACCAAGGTCAACAAGGTGCAGCCATCGGAGCAAGCCTAGGCCAACAATCACAAAACGCATCGACAGGTCCGGGTTCTGTGTATTCCTACATGAACCCCTATTTAAATGCATCTTTGGCTCCACAACTAGCTCTTCAACAACAACAGTTTGGGCAGCTACAAGCACAAAACCAAGGAGCTGCTACTCAGGCTAATGCGTTTGGTGGTGGCCGTAGCGATGTAATGACTGCTTTAAATCAGCAGAACGAAATGCTAGCGCAGAACCAGCTTACATCTAATGCATATAACACCGCGTTTAACAACGCACAAAGCCAAATGAATGCAGCTAACCAAGCGGCTTTGACAGGTAATGCACAAGCTCAAACAGGCTATGGTCAAGGTTTAACTGCAGCACAGCAAGCTGGAACTTTAGGTCTTGCAGGTACAGCGCAAGGTCTACAAGGTGCTCAACAAGCAGGTACTTTGGGTATGCAAGGTACAGCGCAAGGATTAACTGGCGCACAGCAAGCTGGTAACTTAGGTATTGCAGGAGCAAATGCTGGACTACAGGGTGCTCAACAAGCTGGAACATTAGGCTTATCCGGTATAAACGCAGGGTTATCTGGTGCTCAACAAGCTGGAACTTTAGGTCTTGCAGGTACAGCGCAAGGTCTACAAGGTGTTCAACAAGCAGGCCAATTAGGTCTAGCTGGAATTCAATCTGGTTTAACAGGAGCACAACAAGCAGGTCAGTTAGGTATTTCAGGAGCACAGACAGGTTTAAGCGGCGCACAACAAGCCGGTTCTTTAGGTATGCAAGGCGCAGCTGTAGGGCTTTCAGGGGTTAATGCACAACAAGCTGGTTATGCTGGTGCTGGTACACAGGCCTCTAATTTGGCTAATATTGGTACACAAAATCTGGCGGCGCAAACTAGCATCCTTGGCACACAAAACACACTGGGCGCTCAACAACAAGCCCAACAACAAGCAGTTATCAATCAAGCTATCCAAAACTACGCCAACACGCAAAACTACCCAATGCAACAGGCATACAATTTGGAAGGTCTTTACACAGGTACTGGCGCAACTGCCAACCAAACTCAGACTCAATATCAAGCTGCCCCAAGTCTTGTTAATACGGCTGCTGGTCTAGGTACTGCTGCTATTGGCGCATCTAAATTACTTGCTGCTAAGAAGGGTGGTAAGGTTAAAGGCTTTGCGGCTGGCGGCATTGCATCCTTGGCTACTGGCGGTTCTGCTCCAGCGGATACTTCTGATAGCGGTAGTTCATTAGCGGGCACGTCGTTGCAAGCAATGTTTAATACGTTTGTTAATGGCCCACAAAGTGCTATTGATGCGCAGCTACAGTCAAAGACTCCTTCAATGGAACAGACTGCGGCTATGCTAGCAAACCAAAAGCGTAAAGAATTACAGACTGCGGCACAAGGCCGGCAAGCTGGTATGCAAGCTCAACAGCCAACTGTTAAAGATCAAATGCTTGCACAAGACATGGCAAAACGGCAAGCAGCTTTACAGCAAATGTACAGCCAACAACCTGAACCTCAGCAACTTCAAGCGCAGCCTGCTGCCCAACAACAGCAGATGGCGCAAAACCCAGTCAAAGAAGAAGGCTTGGATCAGTTACCTGCGCCTACGCTAAAGACAATGGCTGGCGGCGGTATTATTGCATTTAAAAACGGTACTGTAGACGAGACTGTTGGCGCTGCTGCTAATAGCCAGACTCAGACTGACCCCAATGCTCTTTATATCCCGCCTGTATCGGATACCGATAAGAAAATTTGGAATGCCATTACTCACCCTGCTGATACATTACAGGCAGTTAAAGACTGGATGTATTCTGACCCACAATCAAAAATGGTAAGTAAGGCACAATCAGGCACACTAACTCAGGCTGATATAAATGCGGCTTCAGCTCCTGCTGCAACTGCGCCTGCGGCTTTAAGCGAGGCAAACCAAAGCAAGTTTACTCCGTCTCAGCTAGATCAAGCCATATCAAATAATGCCGGTATCAATAAACTTCCTGCTGCTGGCCCTACAAACGCACCTGCCGGTGGTATAAAAGACCTTACCACTGCAAGATCACCTCAGCCCCCAGTTCCGGCACCTGCTCCGCAGCCTACATTTACCCCAGCTCCTGATCGTTTTGCTGATATGGCAATGACCCAAGAAGCTATGGATAAGAAAGTAGCCAGCGAAAAAAATTCTGCTACTGCAGACTTTTTAATGAATATGGGCTTTAAGATGGCTACTACCGTCGGGCCTCTTGGTAAAGCTACTGGCGAAGGCGGTATTGCCGCTCTACCTGGATTGGCTGCAAGCCGTAAGACTATTAATGAACTTGAAAAACAACGTCAAGACTTTAATTTTAACGTGGCCAAGGCGCAAGAAGCTAAACAAAATGGCGATGAGCAATTGGCATTCCACTACGCTAAACAAGCTGACGATAAAGCACAGCAGATGGGTATGCTAGCAGTACATAACCGTATGGCTGACGCAGACATGATTAAAGCAAGCGCTATGGCTAACTCAGTTGGTTCAAAAGCAGACATAATACAACAGCGTACTGATGCAGCGGTTCTAAAAGCGGCCTCTGATATTCATGATAAAAACATGGCAAATATGCTGTTCCAGCAAAAGTTTGCTAAAATGAGTCCAATGGAGCGCAATCAGTATTTTAACGACGTGCGTGGTCAAGCTAGAAGTTTGGCTGGCCAAGATAGTGGTACTGGTGCTCTAGGAAGTGGGATCTCGATGGACGCTATAGATGCGGCCATTGCTAAGAAGTCGAAGTCTTAAACTACAATTTAGAAAGCTTTACTGATGGATTTAGATCAACTGTCGCTTGACGACTTAAAAGCCCTACGCGCCAACAATTTGGATGCGATGTCGCTTGATGGACTCCAAAAATTAAAAGCTTTCCAAACTCCCCCAGCACCAGAAGTCCCCCACGAAGCTAAGACTGGCGTAGTAAGCGCATTTACTTCTTCTTTAAAGAGCGGCCTTGGTTCCACTATGGAAGGCCTTGGCACATTAGTTGGCGCCGATGAACTAGCTAAAAAAGGTAAACAGTACCAACAAGAAGCAGCCGCTGCCCACGAAGATACTAACGATCAAGACATTGAAGCTGCCCGTAACAAGGGTTGGTTGCCACTAGCTGGCGCTGAACTAAGTAAAAATGTACTAGAACCTGCTGCTGGTATGGCAGGTAATATGATTGGGCGTTACGGTGCCCCTATTGCTGCCGCTGCTGCGGCTACTGCCCTTGCTCCTGAGGGAGCTGCCCTTGCTGGTATTGGCGCTGGAACTGCCGCATTTGCTGGAACTAACTTGCCTATTCATCTGGGTGAAATGGTAGCGGCACAAAAAAATGCTGGCCAAGAAGCCAATTATGGTAAAGCAATTCTACCTGCAATCGTATCTACAGCAATTGACTCTTTAGGGGGTGAACTTGTAGGCGGTGCGATGAAAGGCTTTGCTTTAAAAACTGCTACCCAAGAAGCTAAAGCACTACTGCCACAAGTATTAACTGGGCAACTGACTGCAGAAGAAGCTAGCGCTAGTATCTCTGGCAAACTAAAAAACGTTTTAGCTGGAACAGTTGAAGCCGCTGGCGCTGGTACAGCGATGATGGTTGGTAATACAGCTGCTACGCATGCTGCGCTTGGGCAAGATATGTTTAGCCCTGAGGCCATGAAAGAGTATGTTGAACAGGCAAAAACCGCAGGCATTCTCGCACCATTCTTAGGCCTCTTGCACGCTGGGCAACCCGGCAAAGCAATTAAAATGCTTCAAGGCGAAGAAGCTAAAGGTATAGAACAGCGAAATGAAATTGCCCGTGAACAACAAATGGGCGGAAATGCAGACCTTCCTACAGGCCCAGAAGAACTTGATGCTGCCCAAAAAGAAACAGAATTAAGACAAAGAGCTGTGGGTATTGCAAATCAAAGACGGACAGCGGAAGCTAATTTAGATGAGTTACGCAAGCAGGCTAGCACTGAGACAGACTTAAACAAACTAGCGGACTTAAGTAAACAAGCCGAAGAGCACCACGCTGCGTTAGATGCAATAGACCCTGACAAAGTTAAAGAACAAATCAATTCTTTAAACAAAGAAAATAAAGACCTTCAAAAGCAACTTGGTAAAGTTCAAGATGACCCAGAAGCGGCCGAGCCAATTCAAACTAGCTTGGAGCAAAACCAAGCAAAAGTCCAAGACCTTACTGACCACTTAGAGGCAATAAAGTATTCTCAAGTTGAAACAGCTACTGCTGAAGAAGTCGCTCGAAAAGTAAAGGCTAAACAAAAAGAATTAGAAAAAGCCAAAGCCAACGGCGACCTATTAAGCGTGGGTAAAATTGCCCAAGAAATTAAAGACATTCAAACTAGGTTCCCTGGCGATGCAACGGCCCCGTATCGTGCATATCAAGCACGCCTTGCAGAAGAACAAAAAGCACGTGAACAGCGTGCGCAAGAAGCGCTTGAGCAAGAACAGGCAGCCAATGAAAGCAACCAAGAGATTGACCAGTCTACGGGTGAGTATGTAAGTAAAGGTAAGTATAGAGAGCAGATGACATCTGACGAGTACACAGACCTGCTTGCACAAAAGTTAGTTGATTTACATACCCGTCCTGATACACACGTACCGACAGAACTAACTCCCGCTCAAAAAGCCGCAGAAACTAAACGTGTTAATGCAATTAACGTCTTAAAAGATAACTTTACTAAAGCGGCTAGCTCATATGATGAGCTACTAAATAAAGCTAACGAACTGGGCTATGGTGAAAAAGGTCGCGGTACTGAGGTCTATACTGCTCGTGGGGATTTAGCGGCGCTCGGTAAACAAATTGAAGACGCCCGCTTAGCAATGGAAGATGCTCGCGGCAAAATGATTGACGCTATTCCTGATGGCGTAAAAACCCCAGTTGAGTCCGGCCGTGTTAGCGAGATAGCACAAGATGTACACCTGCTTGATCTGACTGACACTATAGATAGTATGCGTAAGGGCGAATTCTTTGGTGGTCCAAACCCTAAACAAGCTTCTGGTTTTTTAGCTGCGCTTGCAGAAAAAGCGCGGGGTTCTTTGGACAAGTATATCCAGTCGACAGTTAGCCGCATTAACTACGAACGTTTAGCAAAAGACATGCCCCGCCTTACAGAAGAGCAAAAGGCTGATATCGTAAGACAGCTAGATGATTTAATGACTGGCAAGATACAGCGTGCTACGGGTAAAAAAGCTCGTGCAATGGTTCTTGCTGAGCGGCTTAAAAACCCTCTTAAGACAGATTTAGCTGATGTCGAAGCAAAAATGGAGCCGCTTAAAAAACAAGGATATACTGCGAAGTCGTCACCTGTTGTTTACGCGGCGCTAGAAAATAAAGCAAATGAAATTAAGGCTGCTATTGCTAAAGTAGATGCCGCTGTTGAAAACGGAACTGTAGATCAACTAGCAAATCAGTACGGTATAGATACAACTTCTATGCCAAATGCATTACGGCGTGCTGGGTTTAGAACCACAGAGCAAGAAATCGAAACAGGTTTCCATAGGGATGAATACAAAGACGTTCAAAGGTTTGCTGAAGGTTTAAAAAATAAATACACTAATACCCCTATAAAAGAAATCGGTAAACTTCAACGACTTACTCCAGAAGCCAAGGCTCGTTATGCGGTCCAAGAAGTTCTTACTAAAAAGCAAGCTGAAAAGAACAAGGCTAAAGCTACACCGGCAGTTGAAAAAACAGCTAAAGAACGCACTGAAGAAAGCCAGGCGGAAGCAGAGCGCCAAACAGGTCTTGACTTAGCTGGTAAAAAACAAACTTTTGAGCCCGCAGAGAAACTACAAGCTGCGTTGCCACATCAAGGTCGTAAAGTTGAGACTGCGTTTAATTTTGCTAAGCAGTACTTTAAAGAGTGGAATGCTCGAAAAAGTAAAACTTTAAACGCTAAGCAACTTGCGGCTTTAAAAGAAGCTCGCCAAAAATACGTAGAATCCCGCGCCAAATTAAACGAACAATTTAAAAACAGCCAAGTCGACCCTCGTATTGCCAAGATCATGAATTGGATGGTTACTGCTGACGAAAAAACAGCAGAGTACCGAAAGGCCCAAAACCGTATTATTGGCCTAGAAGAAAAAATGCAAGATCAGGTGTTTGCTAAAACACCAGCTAAAAAAATTACCGAGATTAAAAAGCCACTTACTGAAGCTGAAAAGAAAGTTAGCGAAGATATTGGCGAAGCAAAGTATAACCAAGAGATTGCGGATATTGAACGGGCTAAATCTCCAGCTGAAAAAGCTGTTGGCCAAATTACCGAAACAAGACTTGCTGAAGTTAATAGCAAACTAAAAGAAAAGCTAAAGGCTATTCGCGATCGCATTTACGGTTTAAGCCTGCAAGACAAAGAAGCAACCGCAGCAGAACGCGCTGAGCTTGCTGAAAAACAAACTGCTCTTGAAAAGCAAGTTAAAAATATAGACACAATCTTAAACGCCCGTCGTGTTGGTATGATTATTGGGCAAGCTCAAGAAGAGCAGGGGTCTAAACGGTACAAACCCTCTAAAGCTGAAAAAGCAATGGAGAAAGAAGGGAAGTTTGAAGAAGCTGGTATTACGCCTGAAGTTTATGCTAACGTTGCTAAAACAGTGCGCCAGATAGAAGCTGAGAAAGTTAAAGCAAAACCTACAACTAACTTAAAAATTTCTAAAGAAGCGCGTAGCAAGATCAAAGAACTGGCTGGTATAGAGACCGAGCTTGAACACACTGAGATGACTCCAACGGAGAAGTCTGTGCTGACTCGTAAGCGCGATGCCTTACGTAAAGAAATTAGCGAAGAAGCCACAAAAAAAGCCAAAGACCTTGAAGCTTTATTCAAGCAAGAGGCCAAAGAAGCCGATATGGGCGTTGATGCCTATATGGTTATGGCAGATGAGCTTGAGAGTGGTGAATTTCACCCTCGTATTGGGGAAGGTAAGAACGTCGGTGTTCAAATGGCTAAGTCTGAAGCACAAGCTGTAGTGGATAAAGTTAAGCTACCTAAAGGCTTAGACGTAAAAGTTATTCAGACTCTACCTGAGACCATGAAACAATATATCCGCGATCGCGGATACGACCCAGAAAAAACAAAAGGCTTTGTTACTGAAAAAGGTAATGTAGTAATTGTTGCAGATGCACATGCTACCCCTGCTGATGTTGCGGCTACAGTTGCGCATGAAGTTACAGGTCACCTAGGCGTTGCGCAAGTGCTTGGCAAAGAAGGTATGGAGCGCTTAGTTAATAAAATTACTGCACAAGAAGGTAGTGTTCAAAAACTAGCTGACAAACTAGGTGTAGGTGACGAGGCGGCTGGGGCCTATCAAGCTGCGATTGATTCTGGTAAAACAGAACAAGAAGCAAAAGCCGAAGCTGTGCATGAAATGATTGCCCACGTAGAAGAACAACGCCCTAGCAAAGATTTTGTAGCTAAAGCTAATGATTTTATTAAAGCTTTGGTGGGTGAAGTTCGTGCTGCCTTGCGGAAAATGGGCCTTAACCTCGATATAAATACTTCTGACATTTACAAAATTCTGCGTGACGCTCGTAATGATTTTAAAGAAGTTAATCCGGGCGCGTACAAAACGGCTAACGGCGATATACAATTCCGTAGTAAAGCTAAGTACAACAGCAAGTTCTCTGATCTCGGCGATGATGTCGGCAAAATTGTTCAGGCCAACAAAACAGTTAGGGATAAAGTACATGCGGCTGCTGTAGGCTTTAAAACCCCACGTGACATTCTTAAAACTGGGGGTATGCTGTCTCAGGAAAACCGCCTAGCGGTACGGACTCGCTATATAGATAGGTTTGCCCCAGCAGAAAAAGTTGCTGAAAAGTTAACTGCAAAATTAAATAGCTCGCTTGAAGGTACGCAATTAATGTACTACCTTCGTATGTTTGATCAGGGAATTAACTGGGTAGCCCAGACCGCTTCACACGGCCCAATGAGCATAATCGAAAAGAAACGTGCTGATGGTAAATTAGAACGCCTGATTGAAACCAAAGAAGGCGCCAGCATGTTAAAAGTGTCCCAAGCTTTAAAGGCGGCGGACGTTGGCGATGCTAATGCGGCTAATCAGTTGTTTACGTTTTATTTGGCTGGACGGCGTGCGGCTAGAGTCGGTCTTAATACGTTGAACTTTAGCAAAGATGTTACTCAAGAGATGCTTGATAAGGTGATGAAACGCATCAATTCTGATGCTAAAACCAAAGCAGCTTTTGAAAAAGCAGCAAATATATACAACGACTACAACCGCGGCTTGGTAGAATTCGGTGTTCAGACTGGTAGATTCTCAAAAGAAGAAGCCGCAAGATTGCTTAAAGAGAATGACTACGTGCCGTTTTACCGTACCGCAAAAGATGGTAGCGTTATGCTTGAAATGGGTGGAGCCCAGCCTATTCATATTGGCAATATTAAAAACCAACCTTATTTACATGAACTGGTTGGCGGTGATACCGCCATTATGGACGTCTTTACTAGCGCGTTGCAAAACACTCGTATGTTAACAGATATGTCTTTGCGCAATCTGGCTACTAGAAATGTGGCGTTTAGCCTAAAAGAATTGGGCTTGCTAAAAATTAAAACAGCTCGTGGTGGCAAAGAATTTGGGTCAGGCATATATAAAGGCAAAGACGCAAGTGGGCCAGACGTAATTCACTTTAAGATTAATGGCGAAGATTACCACGCTATTGTGGATACAGATTCTGTTGGCATACCCTCTGAGTTGCTTGTAAAAGGTATGGATGGTGTACAGACTTCGATTCCTAATCTTGTTAAAGTTGCTGGCTATCCAGCTAGATTATTGCGTTCATTTATAACCCGTAACCCTGCTTATGCCGTACGCCAAATTGCGCGAGATTCTTTATCTAATGCGTTTGTAACTGGCTCGAATTCAATTCCTATTGTTGATAACTTAAAGCAGTTAGGCAGCATGCTAAAAGGAACAAATGAAGGCGAACTTTTATTAAAGCGGCGCGGTATCTTAGGCGGTCAAGTACTGGGTAACGCTTCTGACGCAATGCAAAAAGCCATGTTGCAAATTATTGATGGTAAACCAGGTTGGGAAAAAGCTATGGGGTACCTTGATCACGTGGCTATGATGGGCGATGCGTCGTCTCGTGTTACTTCTTACAACAGTTTTATTAAGCAAGGGGCCTCTGATATGGAAGCCACCTTGGCTTCTCTTGAAGCTATGAACTTTAGTAAGAAGGGCACATCCCCAAGTTTGTATCTGTTAAACCACATGGTACCATTCTTAAATGCCCAGATCCAAGGCCTTGACGTTTTGTACAAAGCTTTTGCTGGCAAGATGCCGCTTAACGATAAGCTAGACATTAAGAATAAAATTTGGCAGCGCGGTGCAATGATGGCTGCGTTTACTATGGCATATACCGCTCTTAACTACGACGATGAAGACTACAAGAACGCTACGTCTGCAGAAAGAATTGGTAACTGGTTTATAAAAGTTCCGGGCATTGATGAAAAAGTAAAGGTACCAATTCCTTTTGAAGTTGGCGGTATATTTAAAATGCTTCCAGAGATGCTTTACTCAACTGCATTCAAGGATAAGAAGCTTGGCGACGCCGCGGCTGAAACATCTAAGTACGTTGTCGATAACTTCTTACCTTCGTTCACACCAACTGCTGTTAAACCTATGATCGAGTTGGGGTCAAACTATTCGTTCTTTACGGGCAAACCAATTGAAAGCCAGCGCCTGCAAGAGCTAGCGCCGGGCCAACGTTCGTACGCTACTACCCCCGAGGCAATAAAGGCTATTGGTGCGGCTACTAATATCTCCCCAGTCAAAATGGAATACCTAATCCGCAACTATACTGGCGCCCTGCCTTTAGCATTGCTGTCGTTAGCTAACCCAGTGGCAGGTGGGGCCGAAGCACCCGAAGGTCGAGGCGCCCTAAGCAGTACAACCCCAATTGTTGGCGCATTCTTCCAGCCTAAAGATGCAAATGGTCTAATTGATAAAGCCTACGAGCAGATGGATAGCGTAATTCAAGCTAATAACTCTTATAAAAACCTGGTTGAAAGCGGTCAAGACGAAGAAGCTGAAGCCCTTATGACTAAGCAAGCGGATTTAATAGGCATGGCCAGCTTCTCCGGCAACTTCAGGCATCAAATGGGTGAACTGTCTAAACAAGAGCGCGCTATCAGGGCAATGACAGGTATTAACGGTGCTGAAAAACGTGCGGCTTTGGACGAAATTAAAGAAGCTAGGATAGAACTTTCTAAGGCCTTCCTTAGCGCACGCGAGTAAACCACACTCCTAGCTTTCCATCTTTGCGGCCTACTTCTGCTTTGGCAATAACTTGGTGGTAAAGGGCGGCTTTTAAACCGTTTACCTTTACCTCCTCCAGTGCCAAAGTTGGAACAAAAAAGCCCCCTTTCGGGGGTACTTCTAACCACGGAAAGTGCACCCTAATCTTCCTCACTGATAACCACAGGGCGGCTGATCTTAATTACATTAACCCGCATAGATGGGCCGCGTGTCTTAGCCAGCATATCTTTGCGCATGTATCCAATCTTGTAATTAGGTAGCGTTTCGAGTTCCGCCTTTAAGTCGGAGTATCCGTAACTCATAGTAGAACAATGCTGTTTAAGAAGTTGCTCCTCAATGTAATAGTCAACATGCCCCGGCGTTACGTCATGCTCCACCCTTCCAGCAACATCTGACCTAGTTAAAGATTGGTCAATTTCGTTTTGGCCCCCTAGTGTTGCTTTAGTAATTCCGTCAATTGCTTTAACAACAACAAATTTACCGTAGCATTCACGAGTGTAAGCGTTAAGAACATCTTCAGCACTACGGCGGTTGCCTCGTACAGCTGCTCTAGCCTCATTAACCATTCCACGTAAAGTCTCAATAATTGGCCGAAGGGGTACATCAATAATGTTTGCGTATTTTTTTCCCATAAGTATCACTATAGCTACGATGGCGGCATTACCAGCAGTCCAGTAACGCTCGTCATCTGATGATTTAAATTCCGCTTTTAACTTCTCGCGGGTCTCGTTGTACACCTGAACTGCTATCAGTCTATTCTTAACAATCCAACGAACCAATTCACGGCCTACCACTCCGTAATTTGTTTTAAGAATATCGACTGTACTACTTTCTGTGGCAGACGCCCACTGCACTTCTTTGGCTGGTTTAACCTCTAACATACGAAGCATCTCAGCCTGAGATGTATGCTTGCGGCCGCCCGATAAGAAATCATATATGTGAGTGTTGCTTGAAAACAACACCATTAAGTTCCAAACAGTTGTGTTCAGTCTTTCCCTATTGGCACCCTGTTCCATGCGTTCCTTGCCCTTACCTTGGGTTAAATCAAGTAAGAATTGCGGAAGCCACTCGAAGGACTCACGGTTTTTGTTTGTAATCTCATCCATTACAAGCGGCAGGCTATTAAGCATACCTTGTCGGTTCTGCGATGCTACGGCTGAAGTTGATTGCGTAACCCTATATAGCTCAGGATGCCCCCAAAAACTAGCCGCTAGAGCCAAGGCAAGCGATTTGCCGCGCCCAGAACCTGACGACCCAAGATGGTAAACAACGCCCCTAAAGCCCGAGAAATGCATCAAGATAGAAGCGGGGCCTACCATACCCATAGTAACAATCTCCCACAACTCCTTGGCGATATACATATTGAGCACTTTCTTCCACTCATCTACTGTACCGGTTGGCTTTGTGGCGTGGTTAATATTAGCCAAAGTGGGAGTAGGTACATACAGCTCCCTACCATCTGGAAAGAATACAGTGCTGTTATAGACAAAAGAATTATCGTCTTGCCATCCGCAGTTCTGGGGTACTTTAACCGCAACCTTGTTTGAGCTAGCGTATTCTACGCAACCCCTGACATATTCGTACAGATTGACGTCGTTACCTTTTCCATAGACAGCAATTATATTGTGGCTTGCCAACATCTTGACCGTCTCGTCCTTACTTACTACCGATTTTTGCGGCATGATGATATCGGACGTTCCATTTGGGCGGCAAACTACCATATGAATAAGATGCTCATCACCGTTATCTAGGATGTCCACAATAAACAAATCGTAAGGCAGAATCATTACCTGCTTCTTAGATTTTGTCCCACTTTCAGGGTCATCAACCATTTTGTCTACAAAGATACCGCCGTTAGAACCATAGCTAAATCCACGTGGCGGAATCGGGCGCACAATCATTAACTGCTCAGCCGGTTTAGTGTCTGTAGCTGCTTTAGTTTCAACAATGATTTCTTTAGGCTTATTGTCGACCTTGATCTCGCGGCCTAGCGCAAGCGGGTTTTTAATTTTGCCTAAATGCGGGCACCCTTTACATACTCCAGGGTTTGCCTCATCTAGCTTTAAGCAGCTATAAGGCCCTTTAATTTGGTGCCACTTGGTGTTGTGACGATCCATATCGTACGGATGCATGGCTGATAAAGCTTGCCCCTCTTCTTCACCATCTTCGCAGTACTTAGCTATACTGAGTACGCCCCGCCACAAGGGCTCCATGCCATCATCTTTAGCGTGGTCTATGTAGTGCTGAATCTGTTTGCATTTTGGTGCGAGATTTTTAAAGAAGGTAATCGAGTTTTCAACCAACTTTACGTTTGACGCAACACCCTTTAGGTCTGGACGTTGACCCGGTAAATCGAACTTAGGTAAAAATTCATGGGAATCTTCCCCGACCTTTTCTTTGATGACCGTAGATAAAGTATTGAAATCAAACGTAGTCCCGACAACGCGGATTGATACGGCGCGGGGGGTTTCTTGTTTGTAGTTCTGTGTATCAGGTACACGTAGTACTCGAGCTGCATCGCCAGTTACCATAGCGTCAATGCGTAGGCCTTCTTTCTTGCACAGGCGCTTAAGGTTTTCTGCTACAGGTTTCCATACAGCGATATCAACTTCTTCTGTAAACGGCCAGTATACGTGTATGCCGCCGCCACTAGATACGATGTATGGGGTTCCGAGGCTGTCTAACGAAGTTGAAGACAAAAATGTATGCAGGGCCGCCGCAGCTTCCTTCTGAGTATCATAATCCTTTCCTTCCCCACAATCAATATCGAGGAACAAAGATTTTATTTTTACAGTATCCGTGGCTAATCGCTTGCCACTTGCGTTGAATGATGCTAGCGCATAAAAAGCATTTAAGCCTTCACCACTAAACTGTGTAGCTTTGCTATACAGCTCATCAATCGTGTCAACAAACACGTGTTCTTTTTTAGCTGTGCTTAGTTCGCAGGCGCAATATTTACCCGAAGACGGAAGCACAGTCGCTAGGAATTCCTGCGACTTCATATGATGCTCCTTCGGTTAACCGTTAGTTATTTGGTTTGATTGGTGTAATGTTTCCTTTATTTGTATTGTGAGCATTTTTTCATCGCCTCTTCAACTGTTGTGCTAGTTTGTAATATGCGTAACAGATTGGTCACGCTTGTTCTGTATGATGGGGTTACTTCGGTTCCGGAAAACCAGTTATAAACCGTCTGTCTTGTTGCGCCTGTATATTCTGAAATCTTAATTACAGGGAAATTTAATTTGATAGCCCATCGACCCAGCTGATTGCCTAGGGTCTTTTCCGCCTTGGCGGTGGACTGTCGTATTGTTTCTGAGTAAGCCATATTATTATTCTCGTTGGTTTAAGGGTGGGGGTACTTGTGCGCTTAACAGGAGTATCAAAATAAATACAGTACAGGCTATTTAGAGTCGCCGAGCCGACTTGCACGTTCCCCCCAAAACTAATTACTCGTCGTCTGCATCCCACGAATCAACTACAGACGCTAGGTCTCCAGTTTTCTTTGCTGGAACAGCCGATACTTTAACAGCAGGCTTACGTTTTTCAGGTTCATCAAACGCCTCGGCAGGTGCTTCTTCTTTTACTGGCTTAGCAGGAAGGCCTGGAAGTGCTGCTTTCTTAGTGCCGTTGCTCGATGAGACTGTCATAACAACAGCTTGTTTGGCTTCGATCGACTCGCTCTTTGCTAGAGCATGTTCAAACTCGTCTTCAGTCAACCAACGCATAGGCTGGAAGAATAGCTTGGGTACAGCGGCTTTAGTATCAAAACGCATACGAGTCACGACGGTCTCAGGGCTAATGCCTTGGGCAGCTAGGAAGCGAGCGTAAGCCTGTAATGGGCGCTTGTCGCCGTCCTCTTTACCGAAGATTGATGTAGCAGATAACGTTAACTGCATAACATCTCCGCCCACATCGTTAGCAAGTACAACCGCTAAACGCTGGCTAAAACGGCACGCTCTAGAATCACCTTGGCCTGAACCTTTGGCATTTTGTGGGCATGATGCGCAGTTAGTGTGCTGTTGATCACGGACAGATGCATCTGGTAGTTCACCATCGGCAGACCAACAATCGGGGCCTTTTGTAGAACCTTCTTCGTATGTACCTGCGTAGAATGTACGGCTAATCTTAGGCGCAGCTTGAACAATAACTACATCAAGATGGCGGTCGTCAATTGCCGCAACTTCTTCACTGCCGGACATTAAACGAAATACGCCACCTTTAACGGAAATGCGTTTACCAAAATTGCCACCGCCCGCCAAGCTTTTGGCAAGGGAGGAAAGGTCTACCCTCTTAGCAAATGCAGGTAAGTTAGTGGGGTTAAATGCTGTGAGTTCTTTACTCATTTGTTGCTGCTCCTTCTTTAAATGCGGTTGGCCTAACAATAGCTGCGCCTACCTGTAAAAATTGTAAAAATACTTCTGCTACTTCAGTTACTTCGTATGCGTCTCCTTCGTACAAGTGGCTTACTGCTCTTTCAAGAGCTGTTTTGCGTAGCTCAATTTCTAGCCAAATGTTTCGTGACGCCTGTTCTACTGCTTCTTGTTGCGCTGGGGATAATGTTTCCACTTACTTCTCCTTATTTAGTTGGTTTGCGTACTGATACTGATACTTCGGACATAGAGTTTAACCCCATTGGAACAACCCCAGGATTTTCATCTAAGAACATCGCCATATTCTTTTGAGCAATACGCTTCTCAAACAAGTCTAGGGCATCATGCTCTACAACAAATGTCTTAAATGAATCCCAGTCATCTGTGTAGTAGCGTGTCTTTTGCGACAGGATAATTGTGCCTTCGTCAGTTTTTACAGACTGAAGTCCGAGCGCCACCATCTGATCTTTCATAGCGTTCTTTATTTCTTCCTGTTGCGCTTTTAAGGCTTCGAGCTGTGACTCGTATTGCGTCGTAAGCTCGTTTACTCGTGCGTATATCTTGCGATACACTTTTGCTAGTTTGTCTAGCGGGATATTTTCGTCTGACATACTTCCTCCTTTGTCAATAATTATACATAAATGCAGACAACTGTACAACCTAAATATAGGTTTTAATTTAAACCAACTTCCTCCTTATACAAATTCAGCAGAATATCGTGCCCTTCAACACGCTTCTCTAGTTGAGCAAACATCCGCTTTTCTATATCGCTACCTTGCAAGTGTATCACAGTAACATTTGTACTGGTCTGACCAATACGATCTGCTCTAGCAATACACTGTAGGTAGGTTTCTACAGACATAACGGGGCCGTAAAACACTACTGTATCCGCGGCGGTAAGCGTCACCCCATGAGAAGCTGATTGGGGCTGAACAACTAGTATACGCGGGTTTGGTTCAGTTTGGAACCGTTTAAAAATATCCGTGCGTTTATTTACGGATACGTCACCATGAATAACCTCAGAGCCTATATTGTGCTTAAGTAAATAGGTGTGGATCGTTTCAATGCTGTGCCTAAATGGTGCAAAGACAATAACCTTTCTGTTGGTTTCTTCCAACACTTCTAGCAAAACATTCAAGCGGGGCGCGCAATCAAACTCCACTACTTCATGCGCGTCTGTATAAGCAGCGCCCGCTGATATCTGCAAAAGCTTTGATACGCCTGCCGCGGCATTTACCGCAGTAATGGTTTCCCCTGATGCCTGCATAACCATTCTTTCCTTAAGCAACTTATAGTACTTGACTTGCTGTGGGGTTAGTGGTATTTCACGGGTAACGGTAATCACAGGTGGCAGGTCTGTGCACTCTTCTTTGGTAAACCGAATGGCGGGTTGAAGCGCATCAAATACTGCCTCTGCCGCACCGCTTTTTGGAACCCATTTAAACTGCGTTAGTTTTTTCATAACCTTATCGCGCCATGCAGTAGCAAACTTAGGGACGCCAGAAGGATTAACTAACCGAGCCAAGCCATACGCATCCACGGGAGATTGCGCTGATGGGGTACCAGTCATCATCCACAGTAATGAATCAGGACGGACGATTTTGTTTAACGATTTCCACCGTTTAGTAGAAGAGTTTTTGTATGCGTTTGCTTCATCTACTATGACCAAATCAAACCGCCCGTCCATCGCAACTTCATCGGCAATAAGATTGAGCCCATCATAATTGACTATTACAAACTCATAATCGCCTTGTACCATTTCTATACGTCGACTAGCCTGAGCATGGTGCGCCACAATTGCGGATCTATGGATTATGCTACTTGATATACCACTCATCCAAGCGTCATGCATAATAGACAGCGGACATAGAATTAAACACCGCCGTACTTTCTTTAATCGCATAAGATAGTCAGCCGCCCATAAGGCGCTAAGGGTTTTACCCGTACCCGGATCATTGAACACAAATGCTTTGGGGTGTAGCGTTAAGAAAGATGCTGTTTCTATTTGGTGCGAAAAAGGACGATGGCGACCAGGCCAATCATATCTAGCCGTTATCGGGGATACTACATCTTTAACCCCTAAATTTCTTAATACTCTAGTTTCGTCTAACCCCCAAAATACTGCCATTTCATACACACCGTTTTGTTCACCTACTACTTTACTGCGGGGTATGATGCTGTACTTATCGGGGTCTCTTGTTCTAAATACTAATGCTTTGTTTTCTATAATTTGCATTTAAGAATTTCTCCAATACACATCTCTGGGGTTATCCAACATGGATTTAATAAGTTCATCTGTATTAAAGAACCATTGAATAACTTTCGTGCCATCATGCTGCATGATTGTAAAACTCATGGCATTAGTTCCTTAGGTGGTCGGTCGTCACCCTCGGGGTATGTGTTTGTATAAAGCATTAGCATTCTTAGATTACACATGGCGTGAGCCAAATGGGTTTGCCCTGATTCAGAATCAATATCTTCCCCAGCCTGCCAAGCGGCAATGTGGCGCAAAGCGCACGCTAGTGGGACAGACCAAGGCATCCCTTTCATCCAGTTATGGGCGGCGTACTTTTTAGCGCCGTACATCCATACTCTAGCTTCTTCTTCAAGAGTAACTAAAGGTATCAAACTAAAGTCCGGTTTACCTCCGTTATACCTAGCGCCTGATCCTTTGGCTGTACTACTAACATCGCCTATCCCACCCGCCTCTGGTATTGCGGGTTGTTGTGGAATTCTTAACGGTATCTTAGTTACCGTATCATCTGTATGCCAGTTATAGCCTGTACCTGCTCCTTCGTTTGTGCTCATATATCCTCCTATTTGATTGAGCCGTCTGATTTTCTTGCAAAACTTCTATTGGCGCTGGCACTCTTTGCTCTGAGGTTACTTCGCACCGTCTTACCGCCTTTACTTAACGGCTTGGTGTGGTCTACATCTTTGCCGTCACCTTTATGAACTACGCCTTCTTTTTCCAGCATGCGTCTTGCTTTATTGCGCTGGGCGCGTTTCTTTTTTACTGCTTCTGTGCCGTCGTAGTTTGCATACTCGGCTTTGTAATCACGTTTATATGTCATATATTTTCCTTTCTGACGCAATTTCGGTTGCGCGATTGTTCTGTTTTTAAGATCCATTTACAGTTAGATGGCATGTATCCTTTATCGTTATTGATTCGTTCTATGGAACCGTTTTTAATTGGGCATTTACCCATATCAGCGTAAAAGTTTTCAAACTTTTCCCAGCGTTTGCAAACAGTAATACCACGCCCGCCGTACCTGTGATACCGAGGGTGCTTTTCATAAGAACAGCGTTTTTTCATTGCTGTCCATACGCTAAACTCAAAAGTGTTCGTCAGCCCATGCGTTTTATTTCTTAGGGAAGCCTGCTCTTGCCTATAGCACCCACAACTGACAGAAGTTCCTTTAGTTAGTTGATCAGACCTTTGAACTTTTTTAGTTCCACAATCACATAGGCATGACCATAAAGCAGCTCCGCGAGCTGTGCTACCGACACGCGCTAAAACTGTTAGCCTGCCGTACTTTTTACCTACTATGACTTTAGTGTGTATGCTCATTTATGTTTCCCGTTAAATTCGCATGATATCACAGGACAATGCTGCTTGCAAAGACCAGAAGATGTTGGGTTCCAAACCCCTGTGCTATAACTACTAGCCAACTTCGCAACTCGTTCACGATAGCGCCACCAATGAAAATCTACATCTTCTAACATCATTTTTTGTTTTACTGCCGTACCTTTAACCACAAACAACAACGCTGAATTAACTTGGCGTATATGTGGGAAGTGCGCAAAGACCATTAACGACATTAGAATTAACTGGTCTTTATCGGGGTACTTGTTATTGCCGGTCTTATAGTCGATGACCCAAGCTTTTAAGCCGTCGTCATCAATAATAAGTAAGTCAGCAATACCGCGCGCCCAAACATCATCTGCCTTGAAATCGCAAGGGGTTAAATCTTCTCTCACCCCCATTTCGTACTCCGTAAGTTTGCGTCCTTCTTTCTTAAGTAAGCTATCCAGTACAGGCTTCATGAATGCATGCTCGGGGGGCAACTCTTTACCGTCCCTAATATATAACTCAGCCGACTCATGTACTTGTTTACCGTAGATAGTGTGAACTGTGTCAGTGAAGGGGTAGTTTTTAAGTACTTTAACTTCTTGAAACCGCCGAGCACAACCTTCGTAATCCTTGAGTCCTGAATGACTCCACTTAATTTTATCCATTAGAATTTCGCTGTCCGTATAGCTTGTTCAAGGCGGTCTGCAAACCCACTAACAAATTTCTCGTTGTGGTTAAGTTTGCTCTCGCCCATATCGTAGAGAATGGCGTGGGTGATCTCATGCCATAAGGTATTATGCTGGCGAGTTGCCGCTTGCTTGGCAATGGAAATCGTGTGGTCGGTAAAACAGTAAGCCCCGCGACACTCAGCCCTACCTACAAACACATCGTCATACACAGCAATTTTAATTTTGCGGTTACCTATCTTTATTTCTTTTGGTACTGCGTATTGTTTTTTCACTTCGCTTCTCCGTATCGTTTGGCACAGCCGGTCTCAGCGTCAAGAGGGATTCCTGACATGTATTTAGGTTCTGTGACCATCTGCGCGTATACCCAAGTTTCAGCTTCTTTAGCTTCTGACTCGGGGACTAGTACTACAACTTCATCATGCACAGTTAATACGCACGGATATCTCCTTTGAATCCGTAACATACCATCCGTCATGACACATCGTGCTACTGCTTGCACAATATTTTCTACTATTTTACCACCGTACAGTTTCTTAGGCTTGTTTTTAGCGTCTCCACCATACTGCCACTGGACTCTACCCTTGTTGTCTGCATGTCCTTCAAGGTTAGGGTAGCGGATAGATAAGCCACTCGGTAGTTCAATAGCTTCTTTCTTAAATGTAATACATTTATATTTATATTCCTTACCCCTAGACAAGCATGAAAGGATAGAGTCGTTACACAGTTGCCAAAAGGCCACAACATCCTGCGATGTGGCTCGGTAAATATCAATGATCTTTTTTGCTGCAACGCAATGAATAAGCAACTCGTCCTTAGTGCATGTATGAGGTATCTCATTCATCTTCTCTAGGTTTTTTTCCCAGCTAATAAAGTCTTGCATATCCTGACCAGTAACACCTAGCTGTTTGGCAAAAGCCTTATCGTACATAGTAGGTGGAGCGCCAAGGAAGCCAGTTAATAACTGCGCCGCAAAGCTAGCCCAACCCATACCATAGCCGCAACCTAGAAGCGCCGATTTAGCTGACTGGCGGAGATCGGGATGGGTGTCTTTGGTAAGGGTAGGAATGCCAAACATCTGCGCGCCAAACGCGGCATACGCATCCTGCCCGGAGGAAAAGATCGTGAGAAGAGGCGTAAAGTCCGCAAGGTACGCAAGTACTCGGGGCTCGATTTGGGAGAGATCGCAGACCACCAAGGTATAGCCTTCCGGCGCTTGAATACTTTTGCGTAGAAAAGACCCCCGCTTGAGGTTTTGTAAATTAAGGCCCGAGCCTTTGCTCGCCGACCAACGACCTGTGTGCGCTCCGTAGTAGTTGAGCGGGACAGGAAGTGTACCTCGTTGCGATATATCGATGAACCTCTGCGCTCTCGTTCGTTCAAGCGTCGACTTAACTTTAAGCCTTGCTTCACAAATAAGTGATACGTCTTCGTTGTCTGAATTAAGCAATGCTTGGAAGAGGGCATCCGTTTTAGCGAATGCAAAAGCTTCTTTACCAGTCGTTTTGCTAATTTTCTTTGGGGGGGATACCCCGAGCGCCTCAAGGACTCCAGCAAACTGATCGTTACTAGCCAACGCCGTTTCATCAATGTTAACTTTTTTAAGAATCGCTTCGCGCTTGCTGCGTTCGTCGACAATGGCTTCATTTAGCATCTCCTTATCTAGCTCAAGAACAGGGTCGGTAAACATTCTGAGCGTCATGTCTATTAGTTTTAACTCACTCTTAGGGTATCCGCCTTCAAGTTCAGCATTCAAAATATTAAATATTTCTTCGCATAAAAATACAT